ACAACCGAGATCAGCTGATCGAGGACGTTCATTCGTAGTCCCTGGCGGTGCTCACGTAGCTCAGCGACATCGCACCCGCCGCCGGGGTCAGCTTCGAGGCGATCAGCTGCCGCGCACGCAGCAGGTCGCCCATCGACTGATACTTGACCACCTTGTCGTCGTACCTGACCTCCAGGTAGCCCCCGGCGATCGCTTCCTCGATGGCCGTCAGATGGGCCTGCGTGAACGTGCTCATCGGCGCCACATCTCCTCGGCCATGCTACTCAGTCCCAGAACGACGACCTCGCCGCCGGCGCCGGCTGCTGCTCAGCCACACGCTGCACCGGGGCCGCTGCCGGCTCCTGCTCCATCACGCCGCTCGTCGCTCCTTCTTCCGCCCACCGCTCATCGCTCCAGCGGTCGGCACCAACCAGCGCCGCGGCCGCCCTGGCGTAGATCCGGCAGTCCAGGGCCTCGTTGCGTGGCCGCGTCTTGATCCACTCGAACTTCGTGTACCCTCGCCGGTCCACCGTGTTCGTCAGCCGCTCCGCGCACAGCTGCCGGAAATACTCCTCGCCGTGCATCGGGAAGTGGCACCACCCATGCGGTAGCGGCTCGCCATCCTCCTCCGGCAGTCGGCGCCGCAGCCAGCCATAGAGCTCGCTCTTGGCCGTGCTGGTGCCGACCGGCCACAGCTTCACGCCGCCCCGCAGCGCCTTGCCATTGCGCAGCACCTCCACCCGCGACGGCGTGCCGATCACGCTTACCTGGGTCTCAACGCCCTTGATGGCGATCACCCGGTTGCCCGGTTGCTTTCGCACCCACCGCTTCACCTCCTCAGTCCTGAAGCCTGAGTCGATCGCCGTCATCCTGATCGGCAGCCGCTGCCCATCGCCGCGGCCGAACTCCGACCGGATGAACTTCGACAGCTCGCGCCACACACCTGGCTCGGCCGTGTCCCCCGCCAGCACCTGGTAGTCCAGGCTCCAGCTCTCCATCCCAGGCGCCCAGCCCACCACCTCCAGCTCCAGGCGGTCCTTCTGCACGTCCACGCCGCAGGTGATGAACACCACCTCATTCGGCACCGTGCCCAGCTCATAGGTTTCGCGGCGGTTGTAGAGCGCCTCCCAGTCCGGCGCTTCGCCGTCGTCGTTCCAGCACTCCGCCAGCACCGTGTTGGTCCAGGGCTTCAGGTCGGCTGGGTTGTCCTTCGCCTTCTCATACCCCACCGCTGCATCGGTCCAGCTGAACCACCCCAGCGGGCTGTAAAGCGCTGAGCAGTGGTAGCCCTGCACCAACCGCTCCGGGTGCTCAGCTTCCCACCAGTCATCGCTCCAGACGTCCGGGTCGTACCACCAGGCCTTCGTGTCCTCCTCGATGCCCTCGCCGCACTCCTCGCAGATCAGCACCGGCGGCTGCCGCAGCGTGTTCGGCAGGCCCGGGTCCTTCGGGTCGTACCGCATCCGATCCCAGCTCAGCACCTGCCGATGCGAGCAGTGCGGGCAGGGGAGCTTCAGCACCTGCTTGTTGCTGTCCTCCCACTTGTTCCAGATCGCGCTCCGCCCCGCGATCGTGGGCGTCGACGTCCAGCACTTCTTCGCCCTGGTGCCGAACGTCCGCGTCCTGGCCTCCACGATCGCCAGCGGGCTGCCTTCCTCGTCCACATCCGACGGCCACCGGTCGATCTCGTCACCCGCCAGGAAGCGGATCGGCATCGACGCCAGGCCCGACGCAGCGTTCGCGCCGCCCAGGATCAAGAAGCCCCCGGCGAACTCCTTCATCAGCATCGTGTTGCCACCGTCCCGCTCACGCGGTGCCTTCACCTTCTCCTGCAGGCTGGGGCTGGCCTCGATCATCGGCGCGATTCGCATCTTCGAGTACCGCTTCGCCAGGTCGATCGTCGGCTGCACAAACAGCGTCGGCGCTGGCTGGATGTCCATCGCGTAGCCCATCCAGTTGTTCAGGCTCTCGCTCTTGCCAAGCTGGGCGCCGAACACCATCACCACCTCGCGCACCTTGCTCGTCGCCGACAGGTCGTCCATCGGCTTGCGCAGATACGGCGTCCGGCTCGTCCGCCACGGCCCGTGCTCACTCGAGGCCTTCGGGCTCAGCACACGCCGCGCATCGGCCCACTCGCTCACCGTCAGCAGGGGATCAGGCAGCAGCCCCCGCCAGAACGACTCGAAGCACAGCTCAGCGGAGGCGGGCATTGCTCAGCGTCTCCAACGCCTTGGTCTGGTGCCGCTCGATGATCATCAGCACATCCTGCCGCTGCTCAGGCGTCATCCCGCCCGCTGCCTTCGCGATCTCGCCCACCATCAGCGGGCCCAGCCGCAGTACCGCGTCCTTCACCTCCTTGGCCACCTCGAACAGCTGGCGCTCCACATCCGCCTTCCGCACCAGGCTGCCATCACGCTCCTGGTAGTCCAGCTTGAGCAGCATCGCCCGGTAGCCCTCGGCCGCCGCCTTTGCGCTCGCATAGGTCGCCTGGCCGCGGCCCGCACCGGGCACCATCGGCGGCTCCGGCTCTCCCACGTCCTCGCCCCGCGCCCGCGCTTTCCCCGTGTTGATCTGATCCGCAGACCGCACCTTCTGCGGTGTCGTGTTCCGATCCCACTCCAGGTCCGCAATGTCCGGGTCGATCTGCCACCGGTTGCCACGCTTGCTCAGGCTCTTGACCAGCCGGCCGGACTCGATCGCTTTCCGCACCGCGCGGTCGCTCACCCCACGGCGTTTCGCATAGGCCGCAGGCGTAATCCCCATCAGTCAGCAGCGAACTTCACCCGGTACCCTCGCGCCAGCAGGCCATCCACCACCGCCACCGGCGCCTCACCGCACAGCTCCACCTCGCCGGCAGGCCGCTGCAGTTCGCACACCAGCTCCACCAGCTGCGACGGCAGCATCACCGTGTGCCCTCGCCCCTCCAGCATCTCCTCCACCGTCGTCTCTGGTCCCATGCTGCCCAGTCGCACACGCAGCGGCCACGGCCTCACATGGCCATCGCTTCCCCACTGGCAGCCGAACACCACGCCGCAGACCTCAATCATCAAACCCTGGCAGGAACTGGCGCCTCCACGGAAACAGTAGAACCGCCGGCCCCGTGGCCTTCATCACGCTCGGCCATCGGCCGCGGCTGCTCGTGTCCACCCACACCCACGCCTCGACGTCCGGCCACGCCACTGCCTTCTCCTGCAGCGCATCCGTCGGCGTTGCATCCACCAGCAGCACGCCCGGCCCCGCCAGCTCCAGCAGGTTCAACCCCAGCCGGCCGGCCAGCGCCGCCGCCAGTGGCTCGCCATCAGAGCTCGCCGCATGCACACCAGGGCGATCCCTCCATCGGCACTGCGCAGCAATCAGATCAACAGCGGCATCGAAGCCCGCCCAGGTCAGCTCCAGTTGCGGGGTGCGGTTCCTCATCCCCTCCCGGGCACCCAGGCCTTGTTGAATCCTGGCGCCACCTTACGCACCTGCACCGGGCCCAGCTCGCGCAGCAGTCCGTTCCGCAGCTTCAGCCCCTCAAACGCCCTCGCGCCCATCCATCCACTCCCTGCACACCTGCACCAGGGCCTCCGGCGTTCCCTCCAGCCCCCAGCGCTCCTTCGCCATCCGCATCGCGCTCAGCACCACCTCACGGTCATTCCACAGCAGGTTCACGCTGAAGACGTGCCGCTCATCCACCGGCCCGCTCTCCTGGGTCGCATCATCCGGCCCATCATCCTCGCCATCGCCAGCCTCCACACCCGGCCGGCCATCCTCCGGCTCCACCCGCTCGGTCACCGGCTCTGCCGCAGCACCCGCCTGCTCGAACTGCCCCAGCTCCAGGCCGTCGTGCAGTCGCGCCAGGTCCGCCTCGCCGAACCCCAGCACCGCTGGGTCGATCTCAATCGCCTCGAGCTCCAGCGCCAGCAGGTCCAGATCCCAGCCCGCGTTCTCCGCCAGCTTGTTGTCCGCGATCACATAGGCCCGGCGCTGCTCCGGCGTCAGGTGGTCGAGCACCACCACCGGCACCTTCGGCAGGCCCAGCAGGCGCGCAGCCTCCAGCCGGCCATGGCCCGCCAGGATCCCGTCGTCACTGTCCACCAGGATCGGCGCCGTGAACCCGAACTCCTGGATGCTCGCCGCGATCTGCTGCACCTGCTGAGGGCTGTGCGTCCTCGCGTTGCGCTCATACGGCCGCAGCCGCTCCACCGGCCACATCTGCAGCCGCTTCGCCATCACAACAGGTTGGGTCTTGTCCATGCCTCACATACAACCACGAGGGCGGCCGAACCGGAACCGGGCCGGAACATCCTCCGGCGTCCTTCCTGATCAAGAAAACGCCCGCCAGGATCCGCCCAACACTTCTTAATAAGGGGCTGCTATTGAGAAGCCCTGCAGCGCAATAGGTCTGGAACCCACAAAAAGGGCTGGCTCTAG